GGCTAATTGAATTTTTTAATAAAGACATAAAATAAACTCCATCAAGAACTACTGTATAAATCGTATGCTATTTGAGCAAAGTTATATCTTTTGCCAAATGTACCGGGTCTAGGTCTTTCAAACTTTGTTTCAAACACTCTTGTTGCATCAGAAACTGTTGTTGCATTTTGTAATGCGCCGTAACCTAACCAAGACTGTGATTCTAATTCGTGCATCATAAAAGGTAGCTGTGCTTCAAGAGTTTCATGATCTAAACCATTGCTATTAGAAAATTCTATAAGGTCTTCATATCTGGAGCCTCTCCATTGTGCAAGACCAAAAGCTGGTTTACCCACATCATTTGGATTTAATGCTGCAGGATTTAAATTTGATTCCGCTGTTAAATTGCCTATAACACCAGCCGCTTGTTCGTCAGTCAATCCTTGTTTCTTTAAATAATTAAATATTTTTTCACCATTTGAACCACCGGGCAAATCTTGAGAATCTATTTTACGACCATCAGTGCTTTCGCCGTCTTGAACATTAGTAGATTCTTCTCCATCTAAAGGAACATCTTCTTTACTATTTCCATTATTTGTTGCATTTTTCTTTCTTTCAAAATGATGAAGAGATCCCATAACTATAGGCAACTGAGAACTAATGCCATCTATAAAGAAACCTACTACCTGTGAGCCTTGTTGAAGTTGAGGCATTTTTCCTATTCCAGAAATGCCGCCTTCAGTTGAAGGTACCACAACTTGAGCCCAAGGTAAATCATTTGTAGGTGTTTGTGAAACATCAGGAGAATGAATTCCCCTTATTCGTACTTTCACTCTACCTACCTTAAGAGGATCTTTGTTATTTACAACTATACCAACAAACCATCTAAAATGATCACCATAATAATCTTCTTGTAATGTTTTTAAGTTACTATTTCTCACGTGATACCTCCAGCCGACCTGGGTTTATATCCCAATTTAGCACAAGAAATAACAGCATTATAAACATTCTCTTGAAATACGTGTCTGGTAGCATATATCATATATGCTCCACTTTTTTTCTTATCCAAATTGTTATCTGGGCTAGAATTTGAAGTATCTGATATATTAGAATTAAATGATATATTAATTAAATTGCCCACGGATTTATTTATGCCCCTATGTAAAAAGTTTTTACCGGGAACTGATATGTCTATTGAAGATTTATGTAAGAAATGTCTAAGAGATTTTGATTTTGCTTTAAACATATGTGATGCTGTTCCAGAAGCCTCATAATAATTAAAAGAGCCGTCTTCAAAAGTCTTTGATGGTGCTAACTGACTAATTTCGCTTGTATCATAATTATGCATTGATCCACCAGGAAATGATGTTGTACCATCATAGATTGGAAGATTTTGCCGTGGCGGATATGGAATACTACCAAAGGTTTCTTGTGCATTAATTCTTGATGTATAAGATTTGTTTTTTATTGTATCTATAAAATTATAAGTAGATCCAGTAAATCCTTTTCTTGCCATCATTAACTGATCTTCAATATTAGTATATTTAAAATCTCTTATAGCGTAAAACTGTCTAGGATCTTGAGCCTCAAATCCAGAACCAATTGCTTGTGAAAAAGTATAATCATATGTAAATTGATTAAGTGGTGTTAGATTTAATATTTTTTCTAAGTCCAAAAATCTTAGCTGATCATCACATATTGTAGAAAATAAAAAATATGGAAGACCTGTTGCTGAAGATGTTCTATCTTTTATCCAATTAGCTGCATCAATTGGTGTCATATTTGGAACTAGTACCTTCATATTACCATCTGTATGTTCACTACTTCCAATATTAGCAACACTTCTGCCTAAATATTCTCCAAGAATATTATTGATAATTGAGCTTGGTATGCCATTGTATGGTTTTTGTACTCTAAGCAATCTTGAATAGTAACCTATGTCTTCTATTAAACTAATACCAACCAACTCAGTGTTATCATTTGATTTTACACTCTGTACTATCTCAGTTATAATAAACTTTTTTGAGATAATTGTATCAGCATTGTCTAATGTTGTGGATATTTCAATAGTAACTAATTCGGTTCCGCTAATTTCTGAAGTTTCTATAATTCTATTTGTGTCAGCAAATACTATTTGGCCCGTTAAATATGGTTTATCAACGTGTTCATATATATTAACTTCATTAATAACAGAGGTTATATTAAACTCCGTATTAATACTTTGCTTTTCTATTATAATTTTTCTAATAAGAAATTCTGCATTAATTTCCTGATTTGATTTTTCAGCCATTAGATATTCTCTCTAAGAGCACTCTTATATGCAGCAAAAACACTTGATATAACTTCAGGTTTAAAAATTTTTATAGATTGATTTGCCTGATTTGCCTCTTTATAATATTCAAGATTTGTTACTTCAATTAAAGACGCACCAGGTCCTACTGTAGGATCTATATCAACAATATCATTACCAGATTTATAATATCTTGCTGCATTATACTCTGCACTTGAAGAATGTAGAGTAATGGTTTTACTTGGGTCTCCGACTAATTGTATAGTCTCTGTTGGTGTAAAAGTTGGTGTAGATTCTACAGTAATAGTACCTAGATTAGAATTTGTTGAAATTATTTTTCCAACTGCAGTTGATTCTTGACCAGTAATAGAATCTCCTACTTTAAATTTATCATAAAAATAATCTCTGGTTGTAAGAGTAGTGTTGTCATATTTCTTTTTAACATATTGTTCTAAGCTTTTGTTCGATAAAGGCCAACCTTTTGTTTTTAGTTTATCATTAAGTAAAAAGAATGTCCAATAATAGTCTGTAGTACCATATAGATTTTGAGAAATTTGATCTGGTCTTTCTCCGTCATATAAACTATAGAAAGTGTACATTGAAGAATTATCTTTAAATCTATCAATTATATCTACATATGTAGAAAGGTTCTGAGCAAGATTAAATTCTTTCTCATTGCCATATTTGTATATAACTTCTGGAAATCCTGCAAAAAAAGTCATACTTAAGTTACTCCATCATTTGCCATTGCACTAATATCATTTTTTGCAAAATGATCATTAATTGCTTCGTTAGCACTCTTGCTAGTTTTGTGATTATTACCGACTAAAGCGTCCGCTTTATTTAAAGTAAATTCTTCAGCAAATGATACTTGTATAGAAACTTCATTAAATTCACCATCTTTATAAAAACCACCAGTAGAATTATATGATGCAGTAAAGGATTTAAGATACATATGTTTAAAACTTAAGTTAGGATTATCTTTTGCTAAATCCTTTCCATCATACATTAATTTTATTTCAAATAAATTAGGAAACTTGTAGCCAGCATCTATACTCGCTCCACCTGTTCCCTCAAGTTTAATGGTTTCCGGATAAAGATTTGATCTAAAAAATGTTATAATATTTCTAATTTCATATTGTTCTCTTTTACTTGTAGGAACCATTTTAAAATCAAATGAAAATTCACGAATATTAACTGCTCTAAAAATCATTCTAGTATTAGGATTAGGTGTTACTCTTAAGGATCCTCTAACAGCATCAGTACCAGCACCTGGCAACCCTGCAGCTAAACGACTAGCACCAAGAGCTGCAGCAGACCCAGTTAAGTTTCCTTTTAATGTATCAATTAAACTTCCCATCCCCTCACTAATAGCAGACGCTGCTGCTCCAGCAATACCACTGCCGGCATCCATTGCTCTTGAAGCACCCTCACCTAAAATACCAAGGCTTGCAGTTTCTATGCTTACGCCATCTTGAATTGTAATTGGTGTAGGCATATATAGAGCAACCGACTGATCGCCCCTTCGTTCGGTGGCTCCAGTAATTCCCGAATTATTAAAAATTGAAAATGAGTTTTCAACTACCGATTTAGCGGTTTTTTCTATAAAACCTTCTCTGGCACTAGATACATTATCGCTAGAAGACTGTGTTTCTGATGCAGATGCCCTAGTTTGGTAAGTCGGTCCATTTTTAATTATAGGCGTAAATCTAATATATGCCTTATACTTATCTCTATTTTCAATAGGGAACATGTATGTTCCACGAGCGTTATTAACCATCTAAATTATTCCTAATAAATAGAATTATCTTATTCTTATTTATATCATTAAAATGAAAGTATTATGAAAACATATCAAGGAAAATATAAAGTAAAACATAGATCAAAATATCGTGGTGATCCAGATAATGTAATTTACAGATCTATGTGGGAAAGACACTGTTTTAAGTGGTGCGATAACAACCCCTCAATAAAAACTTGGGCTTCTGAAGAAGTTGTAGTACCATACTTCTATGAAGTTGATAAAAAATATCATAGATACTTTGTTGATCTGAAGATAACATTTAAAGATGGTAAGACTATTATTGTAGAAATTAAACCAGATAGTCAAACGGTCCCTCCAAGGTTTCCAGGAAGAAAAACTAAAAGATACATTAATGAAGGTATGACTTATGTTAAAAATATGAACAAGTGGAAAGCTGCTAAAAACTTTGCTGACGATAGAAACTGGGAGTTTCAGATTTGGACAGAAAAGACACTACAAAGTATGGGTATAATGCCAAAGCAGTCTAAAATGAAGAGTCTTCCGAAGATGAAAAAAATTAAAAAATCATTATAAATACTACAATGGCAAGTATATTTCAGAATCTTGAGATCGAAGCGTTTAGAGCAGGTATTAACCCTCGGACACAAGAATCGAGAGATTGGTTTAGAAAAAGAATCGGTGCTTTACGTGGTGGAGCAATGCGCAGAATCAATAGGAATACACTATTGAAAGACGAAGAACTGTCTCTTGAGAATAGAGCTGTTATTGGTAATATGTATATGTTTTTCTATGATCCAAAACATAAAGACACATTACCATATTACGATGGGTTTCCTTTAGTAATACCAATTGGTCCAGCCGAGAAAGGTTTTCTTGGTTTAAATTTGCATTATCTACCTCCAGTTTTAAGAGCAAAACTTCTTGACGGTCTTATGGATACAACAAATAATAAAAGATTTGATGAATCTACTAAATTTAGTATAAGATATGGGCAACTTAAAGGTGCTTCCAAGTTAAAATATTTTAAACCATGCGTAAAACACTATTTAAATTCAAATGTAAGAAGTAGATTTGCAAAGGTGGACTCACCAGAATGGGAGATTGCAACCTTTCTTCCGACAGCATCTTGGAATAAATCAAGTGGTGCTGCAGTATATAAAGCATCAAGGAATATGATCTAATGAAAGTAGAAGATTTTAGAGCATCTTTAAAAGAAGGTTTGGCAAGAAATAATCTTTTTAAAGTTAGATTTCCGACATTTACCGCCTTACCTGATATTACAGCTAATCAATTAAATTTTATGTGTAAAAGTGTGACAATGCCGGGTCGATCTATAAGCGTAAATGAAAGAGTAATAGGCATACCGAAAGCTGAAAAGGTAGCAAATGGATTTTTAATAGATGATGTAACAATAAACTTCATGCTCACAAATGCTTATGAAGCAAAAAGATATTTTGATTATTGGTCTGGATTGTCTGTAGATTTTGATACATATGAATTAGAATATAAGTATGGATCGGCTCCCGGTTCGGGTTACACTCGAGATGTTATGATATCTCAGTTTGATCAAAACGGGCACGTTATTTACACGTGTAAACTTATAGATGCATTTCCTACTCTTGTAAATGCAATAGAGTTTACAAACGAACAAGGTGGTTTAACAGAATTAACCATACAACTATCATATAATAATTGGGAAGGGACTGTCCATAATAGACAAGAAACGCCCGTATAATAAAATGAAATGAGGATGAAAATATGGCACTGCCAAAGCTAAATGATAAACCAAAGTATGAATTGACTATACCTTCGGTAGAACAAAAAGTAAGATACAGACCGTATCTTGTAAAAGAAGAAAAAGTGTTGATGATGGCTCTTGAATCTCAAGATAAAACATCGGCATTACATGCAGTAGTTGATACCATTGAATCTTGTATTGATGCAGATATTGATAAAAATAATCTTACACTATTTGATATTGAATATATGTTTATTATGATTAGATCAAAGTCTGTAGGTGAAGTAAGCGAATTGGGAATTAAATGTAAACACTGTGAACAGACTAATGATATAGCAGTAAAATTAGATGAAGTAGAAATTAAGCAGGATAAGATAGTAAACAAAGATATAGAACTTGATGAAAATATTTCTTTAACTATGAAATATCCTAACTTTAATGATGTACTAAAACTTGAAGGCGAAGAATTAACTGAGACCGAAAAAACATTTATGCTCATAAGTAAATGTATGGAGTCAATTGAAACAGAAGAAGAAAATATTTTATTAAAAGATGTTTCTGATGCAGAAGTAAATGACTTTATTGAATCTTTAAATACACAACAGTTCGGTAAAGTAAGAGAATATGTTGAAAATATGCCAAGAGTCGAAAAGCAAATAAAGTTTATTTGTGGCGGATGTGAAAAAG